GTGCTAATTCAGAAATAGAATTAAAAGAAAAAACAGATAGAGTAGAAGACGCTATCTGTGCTACTAAAGCTGCTATTAAAGAAGGGATTGTTCCTGGTGGTGGTATTGCTCTATTAAACGCTGCAACAAATATAACAGCTAAGTCTAAAGGCGAAACAGTTTTATTAGAAGCTATTAAAGCACCTTTTAGAACTATACTTGAAAATGCTGGTGTTGATAACTTAAAAACACCAACTACTAAAGGACAAGGCTATAATGTGGTTACAGGAAAAATGGTAAATATGATCGAGTCGGGTATAATAGATCCTTTACTCGTCACCAAGAGCGCTCTTCAAAATGCAGCTTCTGTAGCAACAACAATATTATCTACTGATTGTGTAATTAATAATTTAAGAATTGATGAAAGCAATAGGTAGAAACTTAATAATAAACAAAGCAAAAGAAGGAACTACTAAAACAAAAGGTGGTTTACTTCTTGCTGAGAACCAAAGAGACGATATACGTTATGTACAAGCTTCAGTAGTTTCTGCTGGTAGTGAAGTAGAGGGTGTTAAGCCAGGCGATGTAATATATTTTGATCGTCATGCGGGTCATAAAATAGAGGTTGACAAAAAATCATATCACGTTATAAAGTCTGGTGACATAGTAGTTGTGTTATGAGATTAGATGCTAGTGATATAAGAGATTTAAACCTTTTGAAACACTATCGCATTATAAGAAAATGGGCCTGTCGTAACAATAATTTAAACGATGCAGATTTAGAACTTCTTATATACCTTGATTGTATAGATTTTTTTACTAAAAAAGATTTTGAAATGGGTGTTTATTCTTATAGTTGGGACAACCGACGTTGGAATAGATTATTAAAAGAAGGTTGGATAGTAGTGTGGAGACACAGAAATAGAACAACTCAGAAATACCATATATACAAAGTTTCTTTTAAAGGCAAACAACTTATAACTAGAATATATAAAGTTATGCTTGGCGAAGAAGATATAAACACTGGTAAAAGAAACAAAATAATTAATGGCAATACATATACTGATAAAGTTATGACAAAAGCTATTTATAACGTAAACAAAGATAAAAACAGATGAGCAATAGTCCAGTTAAAATTGTAGGAGCAGCAGCGCGTGTTGCTAGTGGCGGTAGTGCAAACCCTGGAAGTACAGGAACTAAACCAAGTATTGATCAAATGATTGGTATTTTTGGTGGTGCTTTTAAAAAAAACAAACGCCTTGAAAGAGCTAAAAGAGCTCAAGCTCTAGCAGACTACAAAGAAAGAGCTGCTATGACTGGTAGACAAAGAATGAGAGCTCAAAGAATTCAAGCTGCTCAAGCACCTACAAGGCCTGCAGATGAATTATCTAATGCTATACCTGATGTTGAAACTAATAATGCTATTGATAACACAACATCATCAGCTGCTTTAAACCCACCTCAACCTATGGCGCCAGTTCAACCTGTAGCACCAGTTCAACCTCAAACTCCTACGTTTGGCGTAGCAGGTATGGGTTTACAAATGTTTGGAACACCAGAAGAAAGACAAGTATCTATGGGTAGTTCACTTATGAAAAGAGCTTGTAAATATAAAAATAAAAAATAAATTATGCATAAAACAGATCACAACTACAACAAAACAATGGCATCAAAAAACGTACATGGTGTTGTTGGTGAAAATGCTATATGGGACGGACCATTAGATCAAACCGGAAGACCACATGGAGTTGGTTCTAGTTCAGGTATTAACGGCATGCAAGTGTTAAAGGCTAAAAGCTATTACAATGCTTTACCTATTACTGAATGCGCTAAAAAATGTAAGTAATGTATACATCTCCACTATTAAAAGGTCATGAGCCTTTTCCTGAAATAAAAGAAGAAAACAAAGGTAAGTTTACTGCTTGGGTTAAAAAAAATATGCCAGGTAAATCTACTTGTGCAGCTGCTAGTGCTGTAATGAAAAATAAAGATAAATATAAACCAGCTGTAGTTAAAATGGCAAACTATGCTAAAAACTTTGGTTGTTCTAAAAAATAAGCTATGACACAATTCAGAGACGGCTTTATGATGAAGTCACCATTACCTAAGCATCAACAAAAATTTTACGATAAGGCTAGAAAACTTTCAGAAAAATCTGGAACTCCTGGAGATTATAATAGAGATGATCCTAAAGTAAACGAACAATTAGATAAAGCAAAAGAAGCTGAAAAGTCACACGAATCAGAATCTGCAGCTAAAATGTCGCCTTTTCAAGGATATGTAGATGGTGAAGAAAGAGTTAGTCATTATCAACCTACTGCTGATCTTTATAAAGATATGATTGATACTATGACTTCAAGTGTTGATAAAATAGCTGCAGCATCTGGACCAGAAAATATGGCCAAAAGAAAAGCTATGAAAGCTCAGCGTTTAGAGAAAAGAATAGATAAAAGAAATCAAAGAGCAGATGACAAAGGAATGAGTGGTCAACAAATAGCAGATGTTAGTAAAGCTTTGACTGGAATATCTGTAGACCCTATAGAAACTAAAAGAGATAAGTTTGATAAAAAAACTGACAAGCTAAAGAAAAGGCAAGCTGAAGCTCTTGTTGATCAAACTCAATTTGAAGACATAGCAAATAAAAACAAAGATAATCAATTTGACACATTAAAAAGAATGATGTCAAAAGAAGATAAAGAAAAATACGGATTAACATAATGGGATATCAAAAAGGACACTGGGGTGAATATACTGGTAACGCAAAATGGTCAAAAGATCATGCCCACACAAAAGTTACTAAAGAAAACTATAAAGCATCTGAAAGAGATGATGCGGCGCATATTGACTATTTAAAACGTGATATATTATATGATGATCATCACGGACACAGCGACGAGAAAATGACTGCTGATGAAAAACATATTTCAAAATTAGCAGGCGATATGAAATATGATAAAAAACATCATGGTTCACCAGCTAAAAATAAAGTATATGGAAAATCTCACTCACAGCTAAAAGAAGAAGGACCAAGAGTTATCAAGGCACACCTAAAGCTAGAGCATAAAGATTATGAAACTTTAGACGAAAATAAAAGTAAGAGAGTTAAAAATTTGAAAGCTGAAGATTTAGATAGAGATAAAGATTCACCTGCTACAAAAAAATTTGTACCTCAAGACATAAACAAAAATGGAGAGATTGAAGGTTGGGAAATAGGAAAAGCTAAAGCAATGAATAAAAACACATAAAAATTAATATTATGCCTGAAAAAAGAATGACTAAAAAGCTTTCAAAAGTAAAAAAGAAAGCTGCGCCACAAATGAAATACGATGCGGCACCAAAAATGGGACATAGCCCAGCAGAAATGAGTCCATATAAAATGGGTCACTCACCTGCCGAGATGGGACATAGCCCTGCAGAAATGGGACATAGCCCAGCAGAGATGGAAACTAAAAAACAAGAGAAATACAATTTATTGCATGACAATCCAGTAGCCAAAGATGCTAGTGGAGGTAGATCATGGATGTCTAAGCACGCTAACCAATCAAGAATCGGTAGCCCGCTGAAAGGTCATTGTATGAATAAATAAACAGTAGGGATCTGTAAAACCCAGCCAAACAAATAACACTAACACTAACACTAACACTAACAAAAATGGCAAAATTTTTAAAAGTAGAAACACTAGCAGCTGGAGAAGCTGAAGTGTTAATTCCAATTGATAAAATAGGTGGAATGCTAGCATCATCAGATGGCACAGACACAACATTAGTAATTAGTTTAACCTCACCAGGTTCTACAGCTAAGTATACTATCATTGTTGCTGATCCAGCTGGAGGACTAGATGCTATGTACGAGGCTTTCAACAAAGCTATTGTAGCAAATCCAGGAGGAGTAGTATCAACAGTAGTACCACCTCTTACAACTGCACAAGTGCCAGCTGCGCAATCAGGACAGCAAGGTCGTATTGAAATTACAACTGAAGCTGTTTACACTCCGTTTGCTAGTTGCACATTTGCACTTTGATAATTATGAGATCAAAAGGTTTAGGAGACGACATAGAAAAGTTCACTAAAGCTACTGGTATCAAAAAAATGGTAGACACAATGAGCAAGGGACTAAACATCCCTTGCGGTTGTGAAAGCCGAAAAGAAGCTTTAAACAAAATGTTTCCTTATAGAAAATTTTAATATGGCATTTAAACTTAACAATCCACCATACGACAAAAAGCTATTTAGCACTCCGATATATCACGTCGATATGGAAGATGATGTTATGGGTAAAGCTAATAATAATTTAACTATTATTATAAATAAAAATGTACCAGTTGAAAAATTTGATGATGTTGTAAAACACGAAATGGTACATATAGATCAAATGAAAAGAGGTGATCTCAACTACGATGATGATTACGTGTATTGGAAAGGTAAAAAATACTCAAGAGCTAAGATGGACGAAGGAAATGCGAAGCTGCCTTGGGAAAACGAAGCATACGATAAAGCATGAAAAAATTATGGCAATGGCTTACTGGCAATGTTATAAAAGAAGTTGGTCAAGTTATAGATGATTTAACAACAACTAAAGAAGAAAAGCTAGAAGCACAAAGATTAATAACAGAAATATTAGAAAAAGCAGACACTGAAGCTCAAGAGCAAGTAAGTGCTCGATGGGCTGCTGATATGGCTTCGGATAGTAAACTATCTAAAAATATAAGACCTTTAGTATTAATATACTTAACTGTAATATTTACGGCTTGTGCTTTTTTTGATGGCAACATAGGTCAGTTTAAAATAGCAGAAGAGTATATACCAATATTTCAAACATTATTAGTAACAGTATATGGCGCATACTTTGTAGGTCGTAGCTGGGAGAAAACAAAACAAATTATAAAAAATAAATAAACATGGGACAATACGGAAATCAGCCTGATTTTATAACAACTGACATAAAATCAATTGATGCTTTAAACGGGTTTGTAAGTGATACTCCTAGTAGCGCTAGCTTTTTAGGTGGTTCATTAATATATATTGGCGGTGCAGGAAATCTTTCAGCAATTCCCGCTGGAGTTGTAGGGGCAAGTACTATAACTAAACTTGTATCACCCGGATACGCTGGATCTTCAGGTTCGGGATATGGAAATGATACTGGAAGAACAACCACAGTAGTATCTGGAAACGGAGATGGAAATTTAACAGTAGATATAACTCAAATAAATGGTGTTATAAACACTATTGTTGTAAATGCTGCTGGAGCTGGATATGTTAACGGAGATTTAATAAGAGTAGACGGTGGTGATGATAATGCTATATTTAGAGTTGTAGCAGCTCCAGGATTACCAACTATATTAGACGCAATTTCTTTTGCGGCACCTCCGCAAGGAGCTTGGTTTCCTGTGCCTGTAGATTACGTAATGGCTACTGGAACAACGGCGACACTGCTATTAGCAGGTAAATAACTTATATACAAGTAACTATATAAATATAATAATTAAATTAAATTAAATCAAATGGCAAAAATTAAACAAGAAGAATTAGAAACTGTAACTTCTATTAAAAAAGAATTAGACTCTTTAGTATCAGAAATAGGAGTTGTAGAAACACAAAAGCACGCTTTATTACATAAGGTTGCAGAGGTGAACGAAAAATTATCTACAGAAAAGAAAGCCTTAGAAAAAGCTTATGGAAAAATTTCTATTGATTTAGAAACAGGTGAGTATACAGAAATAACCGAAGAAGCATAATGGATTCAGTTATAAGAAAAATCAGTATAGGTTCTGATTATAAAAACGATGCTATGCATTATTCTGTAGGTCAACAAGTTTATGGAGGTCATGAAATAGCTTATATTTTATTCAGTGAAACTGATGGGTCTTATAATATTCATATAAAGAAAAACAATGAGGTACTGCCGTGGAAGAAATTTAATTCTAACATGGCTGTATCTGTTGAATATGATTTAGAATATTAATGAAAAGCTTATACGATTTCATCGTAAAGCCTGTAGGTGATAAATACACAAACACAGTTAAAATAGCAGGTAGAAATGTAGTTGTCAATACTAAAATTGAAAACTGGAAATTTGTAAACCGTTTAGCTGAAGTTGTTGAAACACCAATAGCTTTTAAATCCGGCATTAAAAAAGGTGATATAGTAGTTATACACCAGAATATTTTTAGAACCTTTTACGACATGAAAGGTAAAAAAAAGAAAAGCAGATCTTATTTTGAAAATGATTTATATTTTTGTAGCCTTGACCAGGTTTATTTATATAAAAATAAAAAAGGTTGGAAAACTTTTGGTGACAGATGTTTTATAACGCCTATAAAAAGTAATGATTCTCTAACGCTTAATAAAGAACGCAGTCTTGTTGGTATATTAAAATATGGCAATAAGTCGTTAGAAGCGCTAGAAATAAACCCAGGAGATGTAGTTGGCTACACGCCTAATAGTGAATGGGAGTTTTTAGTCGAAGGAAAAAGACTTTATTGTATGAAATCTAATGATATTGTAATTAAGTATGAATACCAAGGAAACGAAGAAGAATATAATCCAAGCTGGGCAACGAGCAGTTGAAGAGTTAATCAAAGTCGCTAAAGAAGCTATAGTTGAATCAGATGATGATTTAGCTGCTGACAGACTTAAAAACGCTGCAGCTACAAAAAAACTAGCTATATTCGACGCCTTTGAAATACTTAATCGCATTGAAGAGGAAGAAAACTTATTAAACGAAAAACCTAAAGAAGAAAACACAAGAGTTTTTAAAGGTTTTGCAGAAGGTAGATCATCATAATGTACGAGCAAAGTTTATATAAGGTTTTAAAAGATCACGTAAAACCTAAAGTTTTAAAAAGAACTAATAGGTATAAAAAGTGGGATTATGGATATAACAGGGAACATGACATGGTTGTTATATCTAAAACAGGTAGAATAGGTGAAGTATATGAAATACAAAATTTAAAAATAGCTTTACCTGAAAAGTTTAACGTAGAAAAATTTGATTCAAACACATGGGAATATTCTGAGTATCCTAAAGTATTGAGTAAGATAAAGTCTGTATTTGATTGGGAGCAATACCCATTAGACTTTAAAGAACAATGGTATGATTACATCGATAATGAGTTTAATAAAAGAGAACAAGGCTTTTGGTTCTATAATAAGAATGTGGCTACTTACATTACTGGTACTCACTATATGTACTTGCAGTGGAGTAAAATTGATGTCGGTAAACCTGACTTCCGCGAATCAAACCGATTATTCTACATATTCTGGGAAGCTTGTAAGGCCGATTATAGATCCTATGGTATGTGCTACCTCAAGAATCGACGGTCTGGATTTTCATTTATGGCATCAGGAGAGACTGTTAATATGGCGACCATATCAAGCGACTCTAGGTTTGGGATATTATCAAAATCTGGCCCTGACGCCAAGAAGATGTTCACTGATAAGGTGGTACCAATATCCGTTAATTACCCGTTCTTTTTCAAACCGATACAGGACGGTATGGACAGGCCAAAGACAGAGCTCGCGTACAGAGTACCAGCGAGTAAATTTACCCGCAAGAAGCTTGAAACAAACCAACAACTTCAAGAAATCGATGGCCTCGACACTACGATCGACTGGAAAAACACAGGCGACAACTCGTACGACGGTGAGAAACTCAAACTCCTTGTCCACGATGAGAGCGGCAAATGGGAACGCCCGACAAACATACTCAACAACTGGCGCGTTACGAAAACGTGTTTACGATTAGGTAGTAGAGTTATAGGCAAATGCATGATGGGTTCAACTAGCAACTCATTGGATAAAGGAGGCGATAACTTTAAAAAACTATATAATGACTCAGACGTTACTCAAAGAAATGCAAATGGACAAACTCGCTCTGGATTATATAGCTTGTTCATACCTATGGAATGGAATTACGAAGGATACATCGATTCTTATGGCTTACCTGTATTCAACACCCCAAGTAAAGAAACTAATGGACCGCAAGGCGAAACAATTGAGCAAGGTGTTATAGAGTATTGGGAAAATGAAGTAGCTGGCTTAAAGCAAGATCAAGACGCTTTAAATGAATTTTATAGACAGTTTCCAAGAACAACCAAACACGCTTTTAGAGATGAATCAAAAGAGTCTTTATTTAATTTAACTAAAATTTATGAGCAAATAGATTTTAATGAAGATCTTAAAAATTCTATTAATGTAACAAAAGGTTCTTTTCAATGGCAAAACGGTGAAAAAGACACTAACGTTATTTTTATACCTAATAATGATGGTAGGTTTTTAGTAACGTGGGTACCACCTATAAATTTGCAAAATAAAAGATATACTAAAAATGGAAGAAATTATCCTGGTAATGATCACGTGGGAGCTTTTGGATGTGATCCTTATGACATATCGGGTACAGTAGATAAAAGAGGTTCTAAAGGTTCTTTACACGGTTTAACTAAGTTTTCTATGGAAGACGCTCCTGTTAATCACTTTTTTTTAGAATATATAGCTAGACCTCAAACAGCTGAGATATTTTTTGAAGATGTTTTAATGGCTTGCGTTTTTTATGGTATGCCTATACTTATTGAAAACAATAAACCTAGAATTTTATATTATTTTAAAAGAAGAGGTTATAGAGGCTTTTCAATGAATAGACCTGATAAAAAATATAACAAGTTATCAGTAACAGAAAGAGAACTAGGAGGAATACCAAATTCAAGTGAAGATATTAAACAAGCTCATGCCTCTGCAATAGAAACATATATAGAACATTTTGTAGGTTTAAAAGAAACTGGATATGGAGATGTGTATTTTCAAAGAACTTTAGAAGACTGGGCAAAGTTCAATATCAATAATAGAACTAAGCATGATGCTTCTATTAGCTCTGGCTTAGCTTTAATGGCTTGCAACAAGCATAGATATTCGCCAGTAAATAAAACAAAATTACAACCTGTTGATTTAGGAATTAAAAAATACGACAATAGGGGAACTACATCAAAAATAATAAGTTAAATGAATATATACACTAATTCAAATAGTGCTTTTCCAAGCCAAGTAGTTAGCGATGCCGAAAAGGCAAGTCGAGAATATGGCAGTCAAGTAGCTATGGCTATTGAGTATGAGTGGTTCAGATCTGGTAGAATGAACGGTAACACTTATTTAACTAACTGGAATAACTTTAATACTCTTAGATTATACGCTAGAGGTGAGCAACCTGTTCAAAAATACAAAGATGAGTTATCTATAAATGGTGATTTGTCTTATCTTAATTTAGACTGGAAACCAGTACCTATTTTATCTAAGTTCGTAGATATTGTAGTAAATGGAATATCGGCAAGTTCTTATGACGTAAAAGCTTATGCTCAAGATCCTGAGTCTATAAAGAAAAGAACTGAGTATGCTTCTAAAATATATGAAGACATGCTAGCTCAAGACTACTTAGATAACCTAAAGCAAACTCTTGGAATAGATTTATATCAAACTTTAAATCCAGAGTTGTTGCCTAGTAATGAAGAAGAGTTAGAGCTTCACATGCAATTGTCATATAAGCAAAGTATAGAAATAGCAGAAGAAGAAGCTATATCATCTGTTTTAGCTCAAAACAAATATGAACTTGTTAAGCGCCGCTTGAATATGGACTTAACAGTATGTGGTATTGCTGCTGCTAAAACAAGTTTCAACACGGCTAATGGTGTTACTATTGATTATGTAGATCCTGCTTACATGGTTTATTCGTATACTGAAGATCCTAATTTTGAAGATATATATTACGTAGGTGAAATAAAATCTATAACAATACCAGAACTTAAAAAAGAGTTTCCTAATATATCTAAAGAAGAATTAGAACGTATACAAAAAATGCCTGGTAATAGACAGTATATAACAGGTTGGGGTGGATATGATGAAAACACGGTTCAAGTTTTATATTTTGATTATAAAACTTATCACAATCAAGTTTTTAAAATAAAACAAACAGATCAAGGTTTGATGAAAGCTATTGAAAAAGACGATACTTTTAATCCACCTGAAAATGATAACTTTGAGAGAGTATCAAGATCTATAGAAGTATTATATCACGGCGCTAAAGTATTAGGCACAGACACAATGCTTAAATGGGAATTAGCTGAAAACATGTCAAGACCTTATGCTGATACTACTAAAGTAAAAATGAATTACGCTATTTGTGCACCTAGGATGTACAAAGGTAGAATTGAAAGCTTAGTAAGCAAATGTATTGGTTTTGCTGATATGATTCAGATAACTCATTTAAAACTACAGCAAGTAATGTCAAGAATAGTACCAGATGGTGTTTATTTAGACATGGACGGATTAGCAGAAGTTGATCTTGGTAATGGCACTAATTACAACCCAGCTGAAGCTTTAAACATGTATTTTCAAACAGGTTCTATTGTAGGTAGATCGTTAACTCAAGACGGTGAAATGAATCCTGGCAAAGTTCCAATACAAGAGTTAAATTCTAGCTCTGGTCAAGGCAAAATACAAAGTCTTATAAACACATATCAATATTACCTACAAATGATACGAGATGTAACCGGACTTAATGAAGCTAGAGATGGTAGTACGCCAGATAAAAATACTTTAGTAGGTTTACAAAAAATGGCTGCTAATGCTTCTAACGTAGCTACACGGCACATTAAGCAGTCTTCTTCTTATTTAACTCTTAGAATTGCTGAAAATATAGCTTTAAAAATTGGTGATGCTTTAGAGTTTCCTCTTACTGCTGAATCTTTAACTAATTCTATAAGTACTTACAATGTAAATACATTAAAAGAAATAGTTAATCTTAACTTACATGATTTTGGTATATTTTTAGAACTAGAACCTGACGAAGAAGAAAAAGCTCAACTTGAGGCAAATATACAAGTTGCATTGCAGCAAGGAGGTATTGATCTTGAAGATGCTATAGATTTAAGACAAATAAAAAACTTAAAACTAGCTAATCAATTATTAAAAGTTAAGCGCAAACAAAAAGCACTTCAAGACCAAGAAAATGCTCAGGCCAATATTCGAGCTCAAGCAGAGTCTCAGGCTGAGGCTAATGAAAAAATAGCTATGAACGAGGTTCAAAAGCAAGAAGCTATTAGTGGGTCTAAAGTTCAATATGAACAATCTAGAACTCAAATGGAGATTCAAAAAATGCAAGTTCAAGCGCAGTTAGATCAGCAAAAAATGCAAATGCAACATCAGTTTGATATGGAATTAGCTAAGTTGCAAGCTGAAGCTCAGGGCAAAAAAGAACAGCAAAGAGAATCTGCTAAAGACAAACGTATAAAAATGGAAGGTACGCAACAAAGTAAAATGATAGATCAAAGAAAAAATAATTTATTACCAATAGACTTTGAAGAAGATACGGGTGGCGAATCACAAATGATTTCTACCCCCGAGCAAGAAGCTTAAATTTATTAATTATTTAATTATATTATATTATGTCACAAGAAACACAAGAAGCTGTAAAGCAAGAAGGTGATTTTAAAATTAAAAAGAAAACACCTAAAAAATTAACCGAAACAAAAGACAACGTAACAAAAGTAAAAGTTAATGCTAAAGAACCTTTAGTTGAATTACAAGATAATGTAACTAAGGTTGAAATTAAAAAAGAAGACGATGCCATTCAAATCGGAGAAGCAGAGAAGGTATCTGTGGAAGAATCATCCGGAGATAGCTCAAAGATGGGAGAACCTGTACAAGAGTCCAACGAGACTGCTGAAGGGTTTTCTCCGATCCAAGAAGTAACTGAAGCTGAAGTTAAACAAGTTGAGGCTGAAGTTAAAGAAGCAATAAGAGACGAAAAAGTATTAGGTAAACAATTACCAGAAAATATAGAAAAGCTAGTTGCTTTCATGGAAGAAACTGGTGGAACAATAGAAGACTATACAAGGCTAAACGCCGACTATAGCAACACAGATGATAAAACTCTTATTAAAGAGTATTACAAAAAAAATAAACCTTATTTAGATTCTGAAGATCTTAACCTTCTGTTAGAAGAGTTTGATTATGATGAAGACATAGACGAGGAAAGAGATATACGCAAAAAAAAGCTTGCGTTTAAAGAAGAAGTTGCAAAAGCCAAAAACTTTTTAGAAGAAACAAAGAGTAAATACTACGACGAGATCAAGTTGAGACCGGGCGTTACTCAAGAACAACAAAAAGCTATGGACTTTTTCAATAGATATAACAAGCAGCAAGAACAAGCTGAGCAACAACATCAAGCGTTTAAAGAAAATACAAAAAAACTTTTTGGCAATGATTTCAAAGGTTTTGATATCACAGTAGGCGAAAAGAAATATAAGTATAATATTCAAAACAAAGATAAGATTGCAGAAAACCAGTCAAATATAACAAACCTCGTTGGGAAGTTCTTAAACGAGAATGGTGACGTTGTAGATCACGCTGGTTATCATAAAGCTATTTACGCTGCTGACAATGTAGATAAAATTGCCGCTCATTTTTATGAGCAAGGAAAAGCAGACGCTATTAAAGAAGTTGTAAATAAGTCAAAAAACCTAAGTGACACTAAAGCTAGGACTACTCAAGGTGATGTATTTATAGGCGGAATGAAAGTAAAAGCAATTTCAGGTGCTGATTCTACAAAGCTTAAAATAAAAACAAGAAAATTTAACTAATAAAAACTTTATATTATGAGTTTAACTCCTCAATTTGGTAGTTTAATCCCAACGCAAACAATGGAAACGTTGAATAGCAACTACCTACAATTTAACGACGGAGGTGCTGGTAACACTGATACATTTACTCAGCAGTACCTACCTGAAGTATATGAGCAAGAAGTAGAGCGTTATGGAAACAGAACGTTATCTGGGTTTTTGCGAATGGTTGGCGCTGAAATGCCAATGACATCTGATCAAGTAATTTGGTCTGAACAAAATAGATTACACATTTCTTACACAGACTTTGGTGTTGGAATTAACGGAGCCGCAAATGTTGGTAACGTTATTACAGTTGCTGCTGATCAAAACGTTGTTGTGTCTGTTAACGACACAGTAGTGTTATTAAACCCAGTAAATGGCGCTGAAGCTAAAGGTATCGTAACTGCTGTAACTGCTACAGGCCCTGGTGGTAACTTTACTGTAGCTCCTTTTAGCGGTAATGGACTTATCGGTCTTGCTGATTGGTCTGGAACTGCTGCTAACTTTGGTGTTGGAGCAGGACCTGCTGGTATCAAAGTATTCGTATACGGATCTTCATATACTAAAGGAACTACAATAGCTGGAACAGTTGGAACTGGTATTGGTAATTCAGCCTCTAGAAACAGTGTAGAGCCTAGTTTCACGCAGTTTTCTAACTCACCAATCATCATTAGAGATCAATACGTAGTATCTGGTTCTGATATGGCGCAAATTGGTTGGGTAGAAGTTGCAACTGAAGATGGTGCTTCTGGATATTTATGGTACTTAAAAGCAGAATCTGAAACAAGATTACGCTTTGAAGATTACTTAGAAATGGCAATGGTAGAATCAGAATATAACCAAATCGCTGCTGGTCTTTACACAGAAGGTCAATTACCAGGAAGTGAAGGTTTATTCTCTGCTATCCAAACACGTGGTAACGTAGAAGTAGGATTTACTGCTGCAAACGGCCTAGATGAGTTTGATGCTATATTGAAAAACCTAGACACGCAAGGTGCTATTGAAGAAAACATGCTTTTCTTAAATCGCCAAACTGCTTTAGATTTTGACGATATGTTAGCTGCAATCTCTGGCGGAGCTGCTGGTGGTACTGCTTTTGGATTATTTGAAAACTCAGAAGAAATGGCATTAAACTTAGGTTTCAGCGGTTTCCGAAGAGGTTCTTATGATTTCTACAAAACTGATTGGAAATACTTAAACGATGCTTCAACTCGTGGCGCTATCGATGGAATTAGCTCTATCGAAGGTGTATTAGTACCTGCTGGAACATCAACTGTTTACGATCAAGTACTAGGAACTAACATCCGTAGACCTTTCTTGCACGTACGATACAGAGCTTCACAGGCTGATGATCGACGCATGAAGTCTTGGTTGACTGGTTCTGCTGGTGGTGCATTTACATCTACTCTTGATGCTATGGAAGTAAACTTCCTATCTGAAAGATGTTTAGTTGTGCAAGCCGCTAACAACTTTGTACTTTTCAAAGGAGTGTAACAACTTCTTAAATTAACCCCACGGGGCTACATAGTGAGCGTAGCCCTGGGGTTTTTTATTAACTATTTAATTTTATTATATTATGGCTAAAAAAGCTACAGCAGAAACAACTGTTGAGGTTGCACCTCAGCCCGTGGTTACAAAAACACCACCTAAACCCGCAAAAGACGCGTGGGAAATAAAAGATAGAGTTTATTATTTAAAAGGAAATAAGTCACCTTTAACTCTTACAATACCAGGAAAGCATACTAAAAAACATTCTTTACTTTATTTTGACGAAAAAACAGGTAGACAAAGAGAGTTAAGATATGCTACAAATCAATCATCTCCATTTGTAGACGAACAAAAAGGCGAAGCTACAATGGGTCATATTAGATTTCATAATGGATCTTTGACTGTATCAAAGCAGCAACAAAGCTTACAAAAGCTATTATCTCTATATCATCCTTTAAAAGGTAAGCTATATGAAGAATTTAGCGCTCAAGAAAAAGCTGTAGATGAATTAGATTTATTAAGTCTTCAAATAGATGCTCTCAATGCGGCTAGAGATATGGACATAGATCAAGTTGAAGCTATATTAAGAGTTGAAAAAGGCTCTGTTGTAGGTGAGATGAGTTCTAAAGAATTAAAAAGAGATGTGTTATTATTTGCTAGAAACAATCCACAACTATTTATCAATTTAGCTAATGATGACAATGTTCAACTTAGAAATATTGCTATTAGAGCTGCAGAAGCAGGTGTAATTAAATTATCTAGTGATCAAAGAACATTTACATGGGGATCAAACGGTAGAAAATTAATGAATGTACCTTTTGACGAAAATCCATACTCAGCTTTTGCTGCTTTCTTAAAAACAGATGAAGGCGTTGAAATATATAAATCTATAGATAAAAAACTATAAAAACAAGTGATACTATAAAATAGGCGGTTTCGGCCGCCTTTTTAGTATAAATAAAAATTAATATGGTAAATGTAAATACAGTATATCAAACAGTCTTGCAGATATTAAACAAAGAGCAAAGAGGTTATATTACTCCTGCTGAATTTAATAACCTAGGCGAGCAAGTACAGTTGGAAATATTTGAATCATATTTTCCAGATGGAAACCAATTAAACCGTCAAAATCAAAATAACACTCAAAACGATACTCAGTATTTTAATATATTTAAAAATCAAGAAGAAAAAATTAGTCCTTTTGTAAAAGATTTAGCTTTAACATATAATAATGCTGAGCAAGGTTGGTCTTACGGCAGAGATCAAATAAATAACGGAACTGGGGAACTTGAATTTGAAATATACTGGCATGGTGAAATATTATCTTCATATACTTCATCTAATACGCCAAGCTCTTCATATGGATCTAACGCTTCTACATCTGGAGGTAGTTATATAACTCAACTTGTTTCTAAGTCTGAATACAATAAGATTACTAGATGTAAACTAACAAGTCCTACTGAAAAATATCCTTTAGCATACACAAATATTAGTAGTTTTTTACCAGGTTATATACCTTATTTTAAAATATTTCCTCTACCTACTAGTGTTGAAGTAAATTGTATTGTAAAACCAATAGCTCCAAGATGGAATTTTAGACAAGGAATTCAAGGTCAGTATATTTTTTCACCTGCTGCTTCTACTGATTTTCAATTAAGTACTACAGAACAAACTAATATTATAATTAGAATATTAAAGTATTCAGGCGTAATAATAAATGATCCTACTATAATAGATGTTGCTTCTCAAGAAGTTGCTCAAGTAGAAGCTAACGAAAAATCTTAAATAAATGAGTTTAGTAACAGAAACAAATCAACAATACTATCAAGGCGCTCAAGTATTTGTAGTAGAAGATGCAGCTGGTCAGACTGATTTTAAAACATCTTTTAATACTAATTTAGTTTTTGGATCTTTTGATCCAACAATTACTAATTATGCTTTAAATAATTTTAAAATATATACAAGCGCAACTGGATTGCCAAATAGTTTTACAGAATATACAACTGCTTATAGAGTTAATGACGATACAATATCTTTAGGAACAACAGCAGTGCCAGTATTACTTGCGCAGGGAACGTACTTAGTTGTTCAATTAAAAACCTTAAGTGGCGGCAATTATGGTAATCAGGATGCTTTTGGTCAAACCGTAGAAGAAAATTATGGCGGTTATGAATATTTAAGCTTAGGTGATATTTGTGATAACTTTATGGTAGGTTATGTAGGCGATGGTAAAATACTTCAATCAGCTAAAAAATCAGATGTATTATTTTTTGCTAAAAGATCTTTACAAGAATTTAGTTATGATACTCTTAAAAGCATACACTCTCAAGAATTAACGATACCAGCTAGTTTAAACATAGTTTTGCCTCAAGATTACGTAAACTATGTAAGCGTTTGCTATATTGATGAGTTAGGTTTAAAAAAACCTATATATCCAGCTAATAATCTTACAACCAGCCCGTACAACAATCCTGTACAAGACGCAGCTGGCGTACCTATTCAAGATAATTTTGGCTCAAATATAGAAGGAACTTCTATTACCGAAGATAGATGGAAAAAAGCAAACACTAAAATTATTAGTCAAGAGTTTTTTAACAATTTAGATGATTATGCTTATTGGGCTAACTATTATGGGTTTGCAACTGATATTTTCTATGGTCAACAATATGGCATGCTACCTCAATATGCTCAAAGAAACGGTTGGTTTAACCCTAATTATAGAGAAGGAAAAATGTCTTTTTCTAGTAATCTTGTAAATAAAATAATTGTTTTAGAATACATATCTGATGGTTTAGCTTACGATATTGACTCTAAAGTACCAAAGCTCGCAGAAGACGCTCTATATGCTTCTATATTATACAACATAGTATCTGTTAGAGCTGGTCAAAGTCCAAATGATGTAATGCGGCTAAAAAGAGATAGAAGTGCTAAGTTGAGAAACGCTAAAATAAGACTTTCTAATATTAAGCTTGATGAAATAGTTCAAGTAATGCGTGGTAAGTCTAAATGGATAAAACACTAAAATTTAATGAGTAAAGTTCAAAATACTTTTTTAAAGTCTAAGATGAATAAAGACTTAGACGCTCGCTTGTTGCCAGAAGGTGAATATAGAGATGCCAGAAATGTTCAAATAAGTAAATCTGAAAGTGAACAAGTTGGTAATTTAGAAAATACATTAGGTAATATAGAAGTAGCAAATTATACGACTCTTACAGGTAAGTTAGATATAAAATGTATAGGTAGTTTTGCTGATGAATTAAACAGTACTATTTATTTGTTTTTTACTGACTACGAAGATCAAAATCCAAACATAAATAATGGCGCTGGCGAATACGAACCTACTGCCTCAAACTTTATAATATCTACAAACATACTAACTGGGCAGTCAACTATTTTAGTTAAAGGCGCTTTTCTTAATTTTTCTCAAACAAACCTAATAACTGGCGTTAATATATTAGAAACTTTGTTGTTTTTTACTGATAATAGAAACCAACCAAGAGTTATAAATACAATATTAGCTAACCAGGACTTTACTAATACAAATCCAACTTATTATACAACTGAAGATCAAATATCTGTAGCTAAGTATAATCCTTTTGAAGCAATAGAGCTTTACCAAGAAAGTATCTTAGCCTTACAACCAGGTCATGAAACTACTATGAAAGACGTTAGTAGTTTGTTTTTGCCTAATGGAGGTGCTGCGACGTGTATAATAGCTAGTACTCCTGGGGTTAGTAAAATATATGTAGACAATGTAATAGGTGAAATAAACATTGGTAGTGGATCAGCTTATGGAACCAATGGAGCTTCTAGAGTTTTTGTTCAAGACAATTTAGCAGGAGGTGATTTTAGCCTTACCGATACGGGTGAAACAGTAACAACTGTAGTTGGTGGTAGTGGTACTTCTTTTACTATTACATTAACGGGTGATGTAGCTCTTGACATAGGACAAAAAGTTGTTTTTAATGCAAACCCTTATTTTGATCCAACTTTTGCAGGCGATCCCGATTACTTAGAAAGTAAGTTTGTTAGGTTCGCTTATAGATATAGATTTGAAGACAATGAGTATTCTATATTTTCGCCTTTTACTCAAATAGCTTTTATACCTAAACAAGACGGGTATTTTATGTTTGTAGATCCAAATAACGCATCAAACAAAGGAAGTCAAGCTAAAAATGATCAAGACGAATCATATAGAAGTACTATTGTTTATTTTATGGAAAATAAAGTTAATAGTATTGATCTTAAAATACCTCTTCCTTTTAACAATTTTGATCTTCAAGAAGCTTTAAAAATAAAAGAAATTGACATACTTTATAAAGAGTCAGATGGTATAGCTGTAAGAGTAGTTGAAACTTTACCTATAGATAAAATAACAAATCAATCTTGTGTTTGCGAAGTAGATGGTGCGCAGACGCCTGGAGCAGCTGGCGCTGCTATATCTATAAAAAATATTCAAGGCGGAATAACAGTAGGAAGCATTGTTAATGGCCCCGGTTTTGATGTTGGAATAACTCAAGTAACAGAGTTTACGCCCACAGATCCTAGTAATCCAGTTGCAGGAACTATAAAAGTTAATCAAACTGTTGCTCAACTAGATAATAATTCTGCTGTCATTATTGGTGATATTACAAGTTTTAACTATGAGTACAAATCTACTAAACCAACAAAAACTTTACCAGAAAGCAATTTAGTTAGAGTTTATGATAAAATACCAGTTAGAGCTCAAGCTCAAGAAGTAGCTGGAAATAGAGTTATATATGGTAATTTTCAAAATAAAATAAATCCACCTGAATTTTTAAATTATAACGTTGCTTCAACGGAAAAAGCAGATTTTAATCTTAGCGACGCTGTTTTTGGTTATACTAGTGGAGCTGCAACTTACGCGGCTGGTGATCCAATAAATGTTACTATTAGTAAAGTACAAGGCAGTGGTTTATGGGTAGGATACTACGTAACTTGCAATGACTATGGCGTCAATATACCTACGGATACTCAAGTAACTAGCGCTACTTCAAATCAAATAGGTGCTTCTACTATAACTCTTTCAAACGCTGTAACATTTCCAGCAGGAACTGTAACAGTTATAGCAGAACCTGGAGCTGATACAGAAAACTCTGTGACAAAAGTAGAGTATCCAAATAGCTCAGTTAAAACAAATAGAAACTATCAAGTAGGTTTTGTTCTTTCAGATAGATACGGTAGACAATCAAGTGTTATCTTGTCTAATAATGAAACCTCTATTATAGTAAACGGTGTAGAATACGCAGGTTCTACTCTGTTTTCTCCTTATATAAGCCAAACTGTAGATCAAACGTCTTGGCCTGGTAATTCGCTAAAAGTATTAATGAATGCTCCTATACCTAATGATAATTTATATAATGGTGATGTAACTAGTGATCAATATAATCCTCTTGGTTGGTATTCATATAAAATTGTAGTTAAGCAAACAGAACAAGAATATTATAATGTTTATCTACCAGGTATAATGGCATCGTATCCTAATGATACAACTTTAGAAGTTGGTCAGACATCACACACTGTTCTTATAAATGATAATATAAATAAAGTTCCTAGAGACTTAAACGAAGTAGGTCCTGATCAAAAACAGTTTAGAAGTTCAGTTCAGTTAATTGGTAGAGTTCAAAACACAGCGCCTACAACTATACAATCTGGTAATACAAATATTCAATATTATCCTCAAAGAGCTACAGACACCGTTTCAGTTATATCAACTGTTAATGATTTATTTGATTTTAACCCTGTAGAACCACCTTTGTTTAATTTATTTCCACAGTTTTATTCTTTAGAATCAAACCCATTGATAGCAAGGTTAAGCACAGAGTTTCAAATTGGTCAATTAGCTACAGCTAATTACTTGCCAGCAGGCGGAAAATCAGTTGAAATGACTCTTGCTAGCCAAACAATAACTATAAACTCTGTCTCTGGAGATTCAACTACTCTTAGTACAATAAACTCTTTAGTAGATTATTTAGTAACAGGCGTAGGTATACCGTCTGAAACATACGTTTCAAGTAATACTGCTGTTGGAGCTGTTTTAGCTGGTGAGATGGAAGTAACTTTAGAAGATAAAAACGGTGGAGTTGTTTCTGTTAAATTACCTGAAAATGTTCAAATAGCTTTTACACCTACTGAAGGTAACACTTCTATACCAGAGTTTAAATTAACTAGACCTGGTATACAATACCTAGCTGTTTGTGAAACAGAACCTGTAGAAAGCGCAATAGATATATTTTGGGAAACATCTACTTCTGGCAAAATATCAGACTTAAATCAAGCGGTATTGAATAATCAAGATCAACCTGCTGGTAGTAATATTTCTTGGAATCCTAGTTTCAATGAAGGATTAAAAGCTTCAAACACTGCTGCTGGAGATAACGGCTTTATATTAGCAGCTCCTTTTACTGTGCAAGATAATTTTGGTCAAACTATACCTGTAACTGCCACTGATACTGTAGAGATTTCAACAATAACAAATGGTTTAGGCGAAAGTGTAAACGGAGCAGGTTTTATTTCTACTACACAGGTTAGAGACTACTTTAGATTAGTTGACACTAGCGGTACAGGAGTTGGACCTTGGCAGATAAAAATTACTTCAAACACTGGAGGAGGTGGTGATGGTGAAGGTGTTTCTTCGCTTGTAAACTATTTTGATAATGTTTATTATTTTTACAATGATAGAGCAGCCGAAAGACAATTTACATTTACTTTTAGAATAGTTATAGATAATCAAGAAAGTTTTGTGACACGAGTAGCTAATCTTAGTAATGTTATTCCGGAGTTTTTTACAATTGAAGCTTTAAACGCAGACACGGCTAATGTCGTATACGGGCCAGGGGCTGGAGTTCCAATGCCATCCCCAGTTCCAGTAAAAACAAACAAAGGTGTAAAAGATATAGCTATAATAAACGTAAACAATGGCGCTGCTAATAAAACAGATCCAAACCCTAACGGTGGACTCGCGCTGTCTAAAAGAGATCTTAAAATAGTAAATCAAAGTTTTGAGAATAACTCTATATGGTCTCAAAATATAGGATCACCTAATGGACCACCAGCAACAATATCGGCACAAGAACTACCTATATTTTCTTTAGAAACTTTTCCTGGATCTAATGGGAACTTAGAATATAAATTAGTAAATAATTTTAGTAGCAACGAAGACGTTAGTTTAATAGGTGCAGGTATTTATTATATAACACTAGCTTTGCAGGACGCTGGTGGTACTGTTTCGTATCAACAAATAGAAGTTGACATGTCAATTAGATTAAACTCTAATAATTTTTGGAATAAAATACAAGAAACAGATGCTTATGGAGCTGCTGCGGAATTTTATCAAGGCTCTCCACCTCAATTTATATTACCAGGCACTGCTCCACCTGTATTTGATGGAAGTATTGGTGGTTGTGGCGCTGCTAGTTTTTGTCAACCACCTGGGCCTAATACTAAATGGTGGAATTACCCTTCTTGTATTTTTCAAATAACAGATCAAGACGTAGGAGCATCTGCTGACTCATATGGATGGTATCTTTACGCTGGTGGTTATTTTGACAACACTGCTGACGCTGATCTTTGCTGCGATACAAATCAATCTAGTGGTATTGCTGGTAGTTTTTCTTTAGTAGATTATTCTCAGGCTGGAACTTCTGGCACTATAACTATCCCAATGAATACACCTATAACAGGTGGAGAACATTTAGTGCAGAAACAAGTTACAGACACAACAGCATTTCCAATAACAGCAGCTCAAATACCTCTTTGGGGATTACCTCCATTTATACATGGTAGAATAAAAGTTACAGATTACGATGGTAATGGTTTATGGACATACGAAGTATTAGAAGGAGATCCAGATAAAGCTTTAACTGGTTGTATGAAGCTTTTTAGAGACGTAAATGGAACCGAAACAACAGCTGGTTATGGTTGGAACACTAATGGCCAAAGCGGTCAAATTCAAATTACACAATCTCAAATGCAAGAAAGAGTTTTAGATGGTAGACCTGGAAGAAGAAGCGCAAGAATAAAATTTACTCAAACCGGTGTAAATTCTTCAGGCAATCCAATTAAACAATTTTATTACGTACCAGTTACATCTTCTCCACTTCCAAATATTGGGCGAGATAACCCACAAAATGGAGGCTTAGCTACTTTGGTAACAAATTGGGATTTTAATACTCAAGGAGATCAAATTATATACACCTACGGCGGTCCTCAAAACTTTCAAACTAGTCCTTGGTTTTTTGTCCCAACTAATGGAACTACTACTACTATGGACCCTATTTTAAAAATATGGTCGATGTATACGTATTCTGGTTGGGTTGGTTCTAAATGGAGATCTGACGGAAACAGCCATAGAAAAAAATGGAGACAATGGTGTCAAAGATGGAGAGATGATCAGCCTTTTCAAAACCCACCAATAACTTTTGATAATGCTGATGTAACAGTTGGAATACAAAGACTATTAGATAATAATAACCCATCTTGCCTAGCTCATGATGAACACGAGGCTCAAGATGATAGACCACTTAATGCAGGTAATTATCAATATAGTATAATATAGTAATTATATTACAAAATAAGTAATAATTAAATATGGCAGGTGCAATAATAGAAGTAAAATATTTTAATACTTTTCTACTGAAAAAGATAAATAACGCAACTCCAACTCCTGTTTGGAATGGATCTTTTGGTATGCCTACTGATTTAGGAGCATCTGGAAATCCACCTTTTCTAGCCACTGGTTATCCAGTTCAGTCAGGTTTAGATCAAGAAAACAGTTGGGTTATTGAAGAATCTAGAATTAGAGGTGGATTTAATAACACTTCTGTTGATTTTGGAGCAAAAGCCTATATAGTAGAAGACGAACCTAAGGGAACTAGAAGATTTAATACTTTAATATATTCTGGCATATTTAACTCTAGAACAGGTATAAACAATACTAATGTTTTTAGCGTTGCTGAAGATATAACTAAAAGTTTAGATCCTGCAAACGGGTCAATACAAAAATTATATGCAGAAGATACTAATTTAAGTATATTCCAAGAATTAAAAGTAAGTAGAGCATTAATAGATAAAGACGCAATATATTCTGCCGAAGGTGGTGGAGCTGTTACAAGTTCTAATTTAGTTATTGGCGCAATACAACCATATTTAGGTAAATACGGTATATCTCAAAACCCTGAAAGTTTTGGCGTATATGCAAATAGAAAATATTTTACAGACAAAAATAACAATGTAGTTCTTAAATTATCAGGAGATGGTATTACAGAAATATCTTCTTATGGAATGAAAGACTTTTTTAGAGATAATTTAGCCTTGTCAGCAAATGTTTCTGTAAGAGGAAAAGTGCTAGGTTCTTATGATATATATGGCAATGAATATGTCGTTTCTATTCAAAACCCTCAATCAAGTCAAAGTCCAGTAGCAAGAATAAATCAAGCTAATACATTAAATTTTGACGAAAAAGCTCAAGGTTGGGTAAGTTTCTTTGACTACGAGCCAGACGAAATGTTTAGTTTAAGAAATAATTTTTATTCTGTAAAAACAATAAACAATCCAAGCAGCTCTGATTATAGAAAAGCTAAACTTTTTAGACACTATAGCAATCAAGTACCTAGAAGTAATTTTTACGGCGTAGACAATAAAAGTTCAATTACTTTTGTATTTAATCCAAATCCAACAAACTCTAAAACTTTTAAAACAATAGGCTACGAAGGTAGTAATGGTTGGCAAGTAGATAGTATTATTTCAGATCAAACAGGACCAGTAATATTAAGAAATTTTGCAGGCAATACTTTTGTTGATAATCAAGATAATTCTAGCTTAATATATAGTTATACAGAAGGAGAGTATGTTTTAACGGAGGCTCAAGGTACAGTTGCTCAAGATGTTACTGCTTCTGTTAATGTTACTTTAGATACAGGTTCTATTACAGGTTTTATTTTTGCAGGTAATTTTATTTTTTCTGATGAAATAACTCAAGGATCTAGAAGAGTGGTTTCTTATAACAATTCTACCGGCGCTTTAGTTTTAACTGAACCAGTTACTTTAACAAGCGGCAATATTATTACGTTTAATGGAGTTGTTGGAGCTAGCCAATATTCAAATGTTTTTGGTTCTAACGTGCCTCCGCCATTAAATAAATACTACAGTGGTTTTGTTTTAAAAGAAAATAAATACGTTGCTAACTTAGTAAACAATACAGGACCTAGTCCAGGTGAAGTTAATTTTGGTAAAAATATTACTGGTATAAAAGGTTTTTATGCTACTGTAAAAATGTCTACCGACTTAACAACTAATCCAGGTGGTGAGAAAACTTTATTTTCTGTCGAAAGTAATTACGACATGAATAACGGATATTAAATTAAATTAAATGAATAATTCCTTAGTAAAACAAGAGTATACATTAGAACAAATAGAGCACATAAAGCGCTTTAGAGAGTTGATAATGGACTTTGAAGATAAATTATTAGATCTACCAGGTTCTTATGGTAATCCTGAAAAACCTGGACAAGATGAAATAGCAAACACAATTAATCCACTTAAGCATACTTTTGCAGATGGATTATATATTAGAGAAATATTTATGCCTAAAGGCCAAATAATCTCTACTGGTATACATAAAAAAGAACATCCTTATTTTGTATTAAAAGGTGATATATCTGTTTTAACAGACAAAGGCATTGAAAGAATAAAAGCACCTTATAATGGAATAACAAAACCAGGAACAAAAAGATTAATATACATGCATGAAGATAGTGTTTGGATAACAGTTCATGCTACAGACAAATCTACTGTTGAAGACGTATTAAACGACGTTGTAGCTAAAGATTTTAATGATCCAGATATTAGTATTGAAAGTATGAAAAAACAACTAAAATTAAACAGCAAATAATATGAGTGTAGTAGTAGCAGGCGGTGTTGCAGCTGCAGGTTCAATTGCCGGTGGTATTATTGGCGGCGGAGCCGCAAGAAGAGCTGCAAAAAGAGCTGAAAGACAAGCTAATAAATTATCAAAAAAATTAGCGCAGCTAGAAGCTAACAGGCAAGAAATAATAAACCCTTACGAAGGAGTTACTAGCTTAAGTGCTATGCTAAGTAATCCATTTGAAAAATTAACAGTTGCTACTAAAGCCACTGAAATGCAAATAGAGCAAACTGACATTGCGCTAGCAAACACCTTAGATACGTTAAGAGCTACAGGCGCGTCAGCTGGTGGTGCTACAGCTTTAGCTCAAGCTGCGCTTCAAAGCAAAAAAGGTATTGCAGCAGATATCGAAAGACAAGAAGCTAATAATAATCAACAAAGATTAGCTGGTGAGCAAAGACTTCAAGCGCAGCAAATGGCAGAAGCTCAAAGAATTCAACAAGCGGATGTTGCAGGTAAACAATTTGTTTTTGGAACAACAGAGAGAAGAGAAATGCAAAAGCTTGATAGAACTTCTAATCAAATAGCAGCATTAAGAGGTCAAGCTGCTCAAGCAAGAAGAGATGAAACAGCAGCAATTACAGGTGCTATAAGCGGTGTGACTAGTGCCGCTACTAGCGCAATAATCGGTCCTACTGGAAATTAAAACATGGAAAATAAAAACATAACATACAATCTTTCAATACAGCAAGCTAACAAGAGTAACGCTCTTGCCTATAACACTGATTACGTTGCAACTAATATAGATACCACTTTTGGTATACTAGACAATGCGTATAAAGATACTGGCAAAGAGTATGCTAAGCTAAAAATGGCGGTGCAAACAGGTAAATGTGTAGATGAATACTGTGATTATGAAAATAAACAAATAGCTAGACTAGAAAACGCTCCAACAGTTTCTGTAAACTTTATACAACAGGTTGTCGACCAACTATCTGTTACAGATGATAATTACTATGACGTAAACAATAATTATGCTTTTATGGTTGCTAATTGTATAATGAAAAATAAACCTGGTTTTTCAAAAACAGAAGGTTATAATGTTTACTTAGAGTTATTAAGAGATGGATCTCAAGAAATAACCTTTGAAGGACCTTTATTTGAAAAGCCTTTAGTAATAAATAGTAACACTTTAAATGCTTTAATTAACTCTGGTAATGATTTAGTAACAGAAACACCTGATATTAATGCAGACATGTTAAAACTTTTAGTAGACAGCGGTGTTTTAGCAGAAGGATCTGCAGATGAAAACGGTCAACTGCTACCACAAGCGGCTATAGCAGATGAATTTATATTAAAAAACACCGACGGTTCTTTTGATTATGAAATTATAGATATAGGCATGGGTAAAGGTAGAAATATACTAAAGTTTGACATAGATAAAATTGTTAGAAAAACAAAGCCTTTTATAAATGCAGAAGTTGCTGGACTAATGCAACAAGAGCAAAGCGTTGTAGCCGCTTGGAACGTTTTTATAGCAAGAGGATCTAGCGAAGAAGAAGATGATCAAATGATGCAAAACGCTAATGCAGGTAGCTTAGCTTGGGATTACAAAAAAGTACTACCTTTATCACAAGAAAACAAAGAATTATTTGAAGAAAATTATACATTATATTTTTCTAAAAATTACTTAAAACAATTTATAACGCAAAAACTACCTACTGTAGAAGCAGATGCAGCTGTGTTTGATTTGGAAGAGGCTAAACAAGCCAAAGCAGATAAATTTTTACAAGACAATAACTTAAGTTAATTTAAATGACAGTACGTGAATATGCTAGATCTTTAACAGATCAAAACTTATCTCAAACAGAAATGTACGATAAAATTCGTGCTTATTCTAACTCTTTAAAGCCTAAAAAAGAAGAAGAAGAAAAGAAAGAAGAAGAAGTAGAAGTAAAGAAAGAAGAAGAAGTAGAAGTAAAGAAAGAAGACTCCAAGACGGCGGACCCGAGCTCGGAGTCAAACGACAATACAGGGTCCGACTTGGAAAATGGATCTTCACCGCAATACGACATACCTGAGCAGTATACAAAAGTAGCTCAACCTGGATCTACTTATAAACCTGGTGATGGGTATGAGTACAAGTATGAAATTGACAAAGAAGGTAAAGGAGAATATTATACTAAAAAAGAAGGTGCTAACGACTGGACAAGAGCTTCAGGCGTTTCTGAAATAGCCGTGGCTAGTGAATTTGGTCACGCTGATTTTGACAAAGAAAAATACTTTGCTCAACGTAATGCTAATAAAAAACAAGTTGAAGAAGTTAAAAAACTAAATGAAGAAATAGCTAATCAACCTAAATTAACTACAGTAAAAGAAACAGATATTGCATATACTAATGTAGCAGACGGTTGGAGAACTAGAGAAGGCAAGAAAGCAAGTAAAGCTTCGGATGTAGTTTTTGATGAAAAAGAAGGTAAAACTGTAAAAGTAAAAAATAAAGCTAAAAGAGCTGCTTTAACTTTAGAGGATTTTGATGGTGATAAAGAACAGTTTGAAAAATATTCTAAGTGGAAAAAACTAGACGATGCCACTAAGACAAATAGAGACATGAAAGGCGGTTACTATACGCCAGGAAGAGAAAAAATAACAAAAGATTGGTCTTATGGAGAAGAAGCTTATAATGATTATTTAAAAGCTTTTAAAGCCACTAAACCTGAAGGAATGAGCTGGAAAGAGTGGAGTGGCAGTTCAAAATATTTAGGATATAACATAGTAGACGGTAAAAAAGTACCAAGTAAAAAACAAAAACTCAAAGAAGATTTTTTTAAAAAATATCCAAATCTTCAAATGGTCTACACTCAAAAAAGTGGAAAGACTGTTGTTCCAAAAGGTACGCCTTCTAAAGAAGAGTGGACTAAGCTAGAAGAGCAGAGAAAAAAATACGAAGCATCTTTAGATGAAGGTAAATTTACTATAGCAGAAGAAAGTGACTTTAGTAAGTTTTTTACTGGAGAAGATAGAATACAACTAGTAAAAGCAACAGAGCTTGTTCCAACTGCAGAAGCTGTTAATGATTTTAATACAAAATATATACTTCCAGATGAAAACGGTAATAGTTCTGACGGTATAAATTTTGCTCAATTAACAGCAGACGCTGAGTCTAAGTGGATAGAAAAAAATGGACAAAAGGCTTGGGATAATTTAGGAGGTTTAGAAAAAGAAAACATAAGAAGTGCTCCTTTAAAAGAAAAATTAGACGCGGCTATACAAGAAGCTGTTTCTGCTGATCCTCAAATACAAAAAATAGAGCTTCAAACTAGAGAAAAATTAGCCCCATTAGTTGCTGCAAAACAGCAAGAGCTTCTTAAAAAACACGATGTAAACACACCAGAAGGTAATAATGCTTTTAATAAAGAGCTAGAAGATTATTTTAAAGAAATTTATATAAAAGAAATAAAGTCTAATGAAGACTACGGTAATAGAGTAAAAGAAATAGGTGCTGTAGGTAATAAAGCTTTTCAAGTAGCCGATAATTCTTTTGATAGAGCTAATAGTTGGTTGAATACTTTAGACAAGCGTTCTAACTTTTTTAATGGAATGCCAGGTTTAGATTGGGCTGCTGAAACTAGCTCAGATTTAATAGAGGGTTTCGCTAAAGGGTCTAAAGGTATAGGTAGTGGTTTTGATAAAGCTATGGCTAGTTATGATACTCAAAGAGCTAAATTAGCCAGAGACAATATAAAAGCTTTACAAAAAGCAAAAGCTGAAGGTAAAATTAAAGAAGGTCAATTATTTTCTCATTATGGTAAAAAAATAACTTATGAGGAAAAAATTAAAAAACTAGAACAAGAAGAAAAAAGCTGGACAGAAGCTTTAGAGCAAAACCTTGATGAAATAAAATTAAATGATCTTGAGAATTTAAAATACAAAACAGCTGATTTAAGTGATGGTGATATAACATGGAGTGATATTGTGTTAACAACTTCTGAAGCTTTACCTCAAATAGGCTTGGCTACGGCTGGAACTATTGCATCTGTGGTTGCACCCCCATTGGCTCCAGTATTAGGAGCTTTAGGAACTGTTACCATGGGTATTACTATGTACGGAGACGCTTATATAGATGCTGCTGAGACAGGTGCTCAAGTGGATTACGATGCTGAAAACGGATCTGGTGCTTGGGACAATTTAACAGAGCGCGAGCAAAGAGATTACTTGGTTGATGGCTTGAAAGACGGTAGATACCACAAAATGGGTGAAGCAGCTGTGGTTTCAGGTGTTCAAACTTTTATGGAAAAAATTGGTGCGGGTAAAGTATTAGCCAAAACACAAAAAGCCTTAGGAGTAGGTAAAACCGGTCTTGCTTCTATAATAGCTGGAGACTTAAAACAAGCTGTAAAAGGTGTTACCGCAGGAGCTTTAGCTAAAGCTGAGGCTGCGGGCACAGAGTTTATCACTGAGTGGGGACAAGAAATAGTAGGTGGTTTAGGAAAAGCAGCTATGGTTGATGGCGGTGGTGGTCCTTATAGATATGTAGACGGTAAAGCTGCGCTAGAAGCCGGTAAAGCTGGAGGTATTGTAGGTTTTATGTTACCTTTTTCTGGAAGTGTAGCAAAACAATCAACTGTAGAAATAAGAGCATTGTCTAGAAAGGTAGCTATTAATTTTGCACCTAGCAGTGAATTTGGGACAGCAGCTCAAATAAATGCAAACTTTTTTAATAATGCTCAAAAAGAGTTAGATAAAAGACTTGCAAGAGGTAAAAATCCAGACGGAACAGAATATACTAAAGAGCAACACCAAGAAGATTCTATAAATATAGCTAATATTAAAAACGCTAGTGATAAAATACCTAAAGGTATGGATCAACAGACAAGAGAAAAAATGCTTGATCTGATGATTAAAAGAGATAATCTTACTAGAAAAATAGCTGACATTGGTGATAAAGATCTATCTGTAGAGGAAGAGTCAGAGCTCAATGAAACAAAAGAGCAGCTGCGAGAAATAATGAAGCAAGAAGCTTTATTTAAAACCTCTGGTAACGTTAGAACTGCTATAAAAAAATCAAGTAGAGGTAATATAGAGTTTCAAGATTTTAGTAATGCTCAAGAAATGAATGAGTATGCTAAAGAACAAAAAATAAAAGGTTGGCAGGAAAAAAACTCAGCTAACCACGGAGTTGTTCTTTTTGATAAAAAAACTGGTAAAGAAATAATACTTGTTAATAATGAGTTATCTTTAGAAGATAGTAACGTAAACGTTGGCGCTCACGAATTTTTACACACTGTGCTTAGAAACACCGTGCAAAACAGCAAGGGTACGGCTGTTGCTTTAGGTAAAAGCCTGCAGTCTTATTTAGAAGGTATTGACTCTTCACAAGTAGACGCTAACTCTGCCTATGGAAAAAGATTAGCTGCGTACAAAGACGATGCCGCAAATATAAAAGGAGAAGAAGCAATAACTTTATTTAGTGATGCTATAGTTAATGGCGATATAAAGTTTAATGAAAATATATTTACTAAAATAGGTGATGCTTTTAGAAGAACACTTCAAGCTGCTGGTATTAAAAATATTAGATTTGATACTGGTAGAGATGTTTACAATTTTGTAAAAGACTACAATAAAAGTATCGAAAAAGGTAAAGGCTTGAGTAAGGCTCAAGAAGCTTTATTAGAAGGAAGAGCAGAAGGTGATCTTGTTAAAAGAGAATATAGAACAAAAGATTCTACCGCTGATGCTAAAGTGTCTAGAAAACTTACACCTGAGCAAGATCAACAAGCACAGACTAAAGTAAAAGAAATACAAGAGTTACAAAAAGAAGGTGAAGCATTAGCTAAAAAGTTTGATAAGCCTTTTGTAAAAAGTGCTAAACAGCAAAGATTAGAAGCTGAGCTAGCTACTGATATAAAACCTACAGTTGATAGTTTTGTAGAAAGCAGAACTAAAGCGTTATATGATCCTATACCCGCAGACGCTAAAAAAGGTGTTACAAGACAAGAGTTTGTTCAGTCTATGAAGTCTGATATAGCTACAATGATTAATAACGAGTTTAAAGCTAAACAACCTTTAGAAAAGTTTATTACAAGTAGAGGTTTTGTAAGAGCTAATAGCTTAGCACAAAGATTAGGTATTAAATCTGTAGAGCAGGGTATTGATCAAGGTATAGATGCAGCTTCAAATATTACAACTACAACAGATAGTGATACTGATTCTGATGTAAAAACAGAAACTGAAACTAGAACAGCTCAATCACCAAGAGCTACTACTAAGTTTACACCAGATTTTCTTGGTAAGCTAGGAGTTAAAACAGAAGGCAAAACAGAGGCAGAAGTAAACGAAGAGGTTCAAAAGCAGTTTGACGAGGCAATAGCTAAAGACTTAGCTGCTATGGGACCGGTTACAACATTTGGTCAAACTAAAAACATAGGACCTGCAATAGCCGCTTTAATGGAAAAAGCAACTGGTATGCCTGCTAAAGTTTTTACAGATAAAACTAAAAACATAGCAAAAAAAGATGCTACTTCTGGAGCTTTAACTGCTATCAAACAGTATTTAGACGCTAATGCTCAAAGAGATTTTAATAATCTTCCAGATGCATTTGCTCCAAATAGTGGAAAAGCCACGTTTATACCTGACAACGTAAAAAAAGCTTTATATAAGAAAAACGATAAAGGTAAATTTGTTTTAGACAAAAGCAAAACTCTTAATGATTACAAAGCTTTATTAGGTGACATGGAAAAACCTGTGTATAGAGCTAGTGAAGCTCAAACAATAAAAGGTTTAATAGCACTGTCACTTAGAAATAGAGTATTTGAACAAGCTGTACCTGATGCTGTTGAGCGATCTGCAACAGGCGTTAAGTTTAGTAAGCTAGCTGGTCAAGATTTTGATTACGAAAAAGCATTAAAAACTAAAGTAAAAGTTGATAGCAAAGAAGGTAAACAACAGCTAGAGGGCATTGCAAGCGCTAAAACCAAACAAGCTGTTAATAAACTTTTAAATTTACCTAATCTTACAATTACAGCAGAAAATAGAGCTGCACTACAAGCAGAGCTTTTAGAAATAATTGAAAGTGATCCTAATTTTGATTTAGACGTATTTGAAGCAGGAGTTTTACAAAATTCAGGCGCAATAAGAACTAGGCTTAAAAATGGTAATGTTGTTTACGAATTAACAAACGGAAAAACAATACCAGGTGTTTACACAAGCACTAGTAGTAAAACAGGTAAAAAGAATTTTAAACCACCAACTCCCGCTCAAATTGAAAAAAAGTTTGGACCTGGTGTTACATTAGTAGCAGATAGAAATAGACTTTATTACGGGCAAAAAGATCCAGCTTATATAGCGGCAAAAGAAGCTGCTAATGCTAATACACAAAAAAGCAAAATAAAAGCTAAAAGAGTTAGAGCTAAAAACGCTAGAACCAAAGAAGCGGCGAAACAAGCTAAAGATAATTTAAATGTTTTAGAATCAGTTGCTTTAAAACTAGAAGCAATGGTTGAAGCTAATCCAGTTTCTATTAAGTTTGCGAGCATGATTATAGAAGGATCTTATCAAGCAACAACTGGTCTTACTAAAATAGCGGGTCAAATAAATTCGGCATCAGTTGATCCTCAATTTGCTAGTGAAGGTAAATCTAATCAAATAGGTGGAAAAGAAAAATATAGAGAAGAACATAGTCCACCAGCTTCTGTCGTAGGTGGTAGCTTGATTTGGGCTATTAAAAACGGACAAGTTAAAGAAGTTATGAAAGGCGTTAGAGCTAATTACTTTCAGACTCTCTTATCAAAAGCTGACGATGTTAAATTAGATCGTGCAGGCTTAAGTTCTACATTACCACCAGGAGTTAGTATTATGACACCAAACGCTGGTATAAGAAGATTTGCAGCAGTTCAAGATTTTATAGAGGGACCTGGCATAAATCTTAATACTATTAAAGATTTTAATGGTAAAACTTTTGCTGAAATAATGAATGTAGGTGTTGAAACCAGAGAAAGCAAAAGAAATCCTAATATAGTATATGCTCAAAATTCTTTAATAAGCGAGCAAATAAAAGGCGACTTAGAAGTTGACGTTACTATGGATAAAGCTGCTATTAAAAAGTTTGATCCACATGGTATGATAGAGGTAGTTTCTAATAGACTGTTTGGCGAAGCTAATTACTTTAAGCTGAACGACACTCAAAAAGCAGAAGTGCAAAAAGAAATGATTACTCATAACATAGCTAAGCTTACGCAAGCTAGAATAAAAGCTTATGAGCCAATTGCTTCTTTAGAATTAAAAGCTAGTAAAAGAAACACTAAAACATACGGTGGTAAAGTAAATCCTGAAATGACTATAGCTGAACAGCTTACTATTTTAGGCACTTATGATCAAGCGGCTAGAAAAGCTAGATCATTAGATACACCTAAAAAAGGTATTAGCGTATTTGATTTTGATGATACGCTTGCTAAAACCAAAGAAAAAGTTATAGTAAATAAACTAGACGGAACTAGTACAGAGATATCAGCAGCTCAGTTCGCAGCTCAAGCCCTACAACTTGAATCAGAAGGCGCTACATTTGATTTTAGTAATTTTGAAAACGTTTCAAAAGGTACCGCTAAAGGACCACTAGCTGATCTAGCTTTACGACGTCAAGACAAATTTGGTAGCAAAGATATATTTGTTTTAACAGCAAGACCACAAGCTTCAGCTCAAGCTATAAAAACATTTTTAGATGGTATTGGTTTAAACTTACCTATAGAAAATATAACAGGCTTAGCTGATGGATCACCAGCTGCTAAGGGTAATTGGGTTGCTGGTAAAGCTGCTCAAGGCTATAATGATTTTTATTTTGCGGATGACGCTTATAAAAATGTAGAAGCAGTGCAAGAAGTTTTAAGTCAAGTTGATGTAGATTCAGAGGTTCAAATAGCTAAGTTTAGCAAAAGAAAAGTATTTGATCAAATATTTAACGATATAATAGAAAGCTCTACAGGTATTGAAACATACAAAGAGTACTCAAAGGCTAAAGCTCAAACAGTGGGTAGAAAGAAAGGTAGATTTAATTTCTTTACTACACCGTCTGCTGAAGACTTTTTAGGTTTACTTTACAAGACATTAGGTAAAGGTAAAAAAGGTGATGCTCAATTAGATTTTTATAGAAAGAATTTAATAGATACTTATAACAGGGCTGAAATGGCAGTAACAAAAGCTAAAATACAAGCTGCTAATGATTTTAAAGCTTTAAAAAGAAACTTAAAAACATTACCTAAAAGTTTAAGTAAAGAAGTTGGTTATGGTGGATTTACTTTTTCGCAAGCAATTAGAGTTGCAGCGTGGAGTAGACAAGGTTTAACTATTCCTGGACTTTCTAAAACAGATTCAAAAGCTTTAAACGCTATTATAGACAACGATGCTGAGCTTAATACGTTTGTAGATGAGCTTTTAAAAATACAAAAAGGCAAACCATATCCTGCACCCGGTAAAGATTGGGTAGGTGGTAATATAACTTCGGATATTTTAAATGATATAAACAAAGTTAATAGAAAAGAGTATTTACAAGAGTGGCAAGAAAATGTAGACATTATATTTTCTGAAAAGAACATGAACAAGCTAGAAGCCGCGTACGGTCCTAAGTACGTAGAAGCATTGCGTGATACACTTAGGCGTATGAAATCAGGTTCTAATAGACCTCTAGGCGGTTCTAGAGTTGTTAATCAGCTGCTAGATTGGCTTAATAATTCTGTTGGTGCTATTATGTTCCTTAACACTAGATCAGCCGTCTTACAGACTCTTTCAGCAGTCAACTTTATAGGTGTTGGAAACAATAATTTGTTAAATTCAGCTAAAGCTTTTTTAAATCAAAAGCAATATTGGAAAGATTTTCAAACATTAATGAACTCTCCTTATTTAGTTGAAAGACGTAATGGCTTGAGAATAAATGTAAGTGAATCTGAAATAGCAGACGCTGTCGCGGATAGTTCTAATAAAGCTAAATCAGTTTTAGGTTTATTACTTAATAAGGGTTTTGTTCTTACAAGATTTGCTGATAGTTTTGCTATAGCGACTGGTGGCGCTGCTTTTTATAGAAATCAATTAGACATGTATCTTGCACAAGGTATGGATCAAAAACTTGCAGAGGAGAAAGCTTTTGAAGATTTTTACCAAATAGCAGAGGTAAATCAGCAGTCAAGTAATCCTAGTAAAATATCACAACAACAAGCTAGTGGTGCTGGTCGAGTTGTTTTGGCTTTTGCTAATACACCAATGCAATATGCTCGTATTATAAAAAGATCTACACAAGATTTAATAAACGGCAGAGGTGATTGGAAAAAACACATAGGTACAATTGCTTTTTATGGTGTAGCTCAAAACCTTATATTTAACGCGTTGCAAAATGCTTTGTTTGCTGAAGCGTTTGGTGAAGATGAAGAAGATGAAAAGAAAGAGGATAAAGCAGGTAGAATAGCTAACGGTATGGCTGATTCACTACTATCAGGATTAGGTATACAAGGTAAAGCTGCATTAGCACTTAAAAATTCTTTAATAACATTAGCTAGAGAAAATAACAAAAAGTCACCTAAGTTTGTTAAAGCTGTTTATGATTTGTTTGATTTTTCACCACCACTAGATTCTAAGTTTAGAAAATTAAGAACTGCAGCAAATACGTTTACTTGGGATAGAGAGTTGATGAAAGAAAAAGGTTTTAGTTTAGATAATCCTGCTTATTTAGCTGGTGCTCAAGTTGTGTCTGGTTTAACTAATATACCTCTAGATAGAGCTATTCAAAAATTAAATAATATTAGGGCTATAATGAGTGAGCGATCTGAAAAGTGGCAAAAAGTTGCTTTAGCCTTAGGTTGGTCAACATGGGACGTTGGTCTTGGTTATTACGGAGGATTTGATCCTGTAAAACCTTTAACACCTGAGCAGCAATATGATCTAGATGTTTCTAATATGAAAAAAGAAACAACTGCAGCGCAACAAAAACAAATGTTGTTAAATTTAGGTTTAACAAGAGCTGAAATTAAAAAACTTCGTTACGAAGAAGATAGAGTTAAAAAAATAATCGCATTACAAAAAAAGAAAAAAGATGAGTAGTCCTTTATATGGTAAAATAAGTTCAGCTTGTAAAGCTGCAGCAAAAAGAAAATTTAAAGTTTGGCCTAGCGCTTACGCTTCAGGCTGGGGTGTACGATGCACTAAAGCTGGTGGTCCAAGTAAGTTTGGCGGAGGTAAAAAGAAATAATGGCAAAAGCATATCGTGGTGTTTTAAAAGCTCGTATTAATAAATTATACGGAGGCGATGTAACGTGTGCTAAAGTTAAAAAACTAAAAGCTAGAAAAGAAGCTACTGGCCGTGATAAGCAATTAGCTAACTGGTTTATAAACATGCAAGACTGTAATGGCAAAAGAAAAAAGACCTGAGTGGAAAGACTCTGATGCACCAGATGCTAAAGGTAAGTTTAAAGATCTTAGCTGTGAAGCTTTAGCTGATTGGCTTATCAAAAGTAGAAAAGGTAATAAAAAGAAAATTGTTGGTAGTTTAAACCAGCAAATAGTGTTTAACCGCAAGAAAAATCCTAGCTACGCTAAAAAAATGAAGTGTGCTAGAAATAAAGCTATGCGTAAATTAGATAAGAAATAATGGCATACGAACAAGGAACTCCTTTCCAGCATTGTGCTGCAACTGTAATGCACTCAAAGCCTTGGAATAAAATGCGAAATAGAACAGCTGCTGTAGCAGGTAGAGGTGGCGGTAATAAAGAAGGTTTAGCTAATGCTAAAAAAATGCGTAATGCTCCATTGGCAAAAAAAGAAACTTTAAAAGATGTAGCTGGTCAATTAAGAAAAGCTTCTAAAATGCACTTAGGTCAAGCTAAAGTTGTTGAAAGGCATATAGAAGAAATGAAAAATACACCGCTTAAAAAACAAAAAGGTGGTGGTACGACTAAAACTTGTTTACCTGCAGCTAAAATACGCAGCATGAGTAAAGAAGAAAGACAGAAGCTAGTTAGTTCTAAAAAATCTGCTGGCGCAAAAGGTAAATATAAAAGATCGTCTAAAACAAATGTTAAAGGTGCTCGTAAAAAAGGAGCTACACTACGCGATTGGTTTGAAAAAGAAGACTGGCGAAGAGTTGATGATCCGTCTAAAAAATGTGGAGAATAATGAGTATATCAGATATCAAGCTTTATGCTATGAACGTAGGCACCCTAAGTGTTACAACTTTTACTCACATTGAAGACGGTTTAAAAATACTTTTGCTAGTAGTAACTATAGGATACACTGTATCTAAATGGAAAAATGTAAAAAATAATGAGAACAATAAATGAAATAATTATTCATTGTTCTGCTACAAAAGAAGGTAATAAAATATCTGCCGCTACAATTGATAAGTGGCATAAAGATAGAGGTTGGAGGTGCATAGGTTATCACTATGTAGTTAGAATAGATGGATCTATCGAATACGGAAGACCTGTGCAAGACATAGGTGCGCATGTAAAAGGAAGAAATAAACACAGTATAGGCGTTTGTTATATTGGCGGTTTAGATGCTGATATGGAGCCAAAAGATACTAGAACACGAGATCAAAAAGAAAGTCTCTTATACTTACTTAAAACATTAAAGAGACTACATCCTGACGCAACAATACACGGACACAGAGAGTTTGCTAACAAAGCCTGTCCTTGTTTTGATGCAAATAAAGAATATTGTAACATATGAAATCACCTAATCAAATAAAAGAAAAAGCTTACGAAAAGCAAAATAAAGCTATGCGCGCAGAGCATAAGAGAGATACAGGTAAAACGTTAGGTAAAAGACTCACAAAAGGAACTAACAAGCGAAGAGTGTCATTTGCTTGTAGGTTTGCTGGTATGGCTGGAGCAATGAAAGATGCTAAAGGCGAACCAACTAAAAAAGCAATGGCACTAAAAAAGTGGGGTTTCGGTAGTGTAGAAGCTGCTCGAAACTTTTGTCAAAAAAATAAATCAAAAAAATCATGAGTTCACCATTTCAAAAAATTTTTAGCAGTAAATCCCCGCTGCCCAAAGAAAAAGATCCTAGAGAAAAAGTAAAAGATACTATAAGAGTTTCTAATAAATACAAGCCTGGAGATTATGTAGAAGAGTTTGAGTTAGAAAAAGAAGTTAAAAAACAAACTGGAAAATATCCACAGCTTAGTGCTCAAGATTATTCTACAGTAAAAAAAGATAAAAAAGGTAACTATATAACAAAATTATAAAATGAAAAGTAATTCACCATTTAGACAAGACAAGTGCGCAACGGCTTGGGCAGCTTGGGAAAAACCATATTTAAAAAAGCCAGGCGGAAAAAAAGAAGCTGCAAGAGAAAAAGGAGAATTTTATTGTGACAATGGTAAAATTAAAATGAGACCTTTAGATGACGGAGATATGCCAATGTCAGATGCAGCTATAAAAGCAATGAAAGAAAAAAAGAATAAACCAGAGTTTGGTAAAAAAGAAAAATCAATAGTAGAACAATAAAATTATGGGAAAATTTTTAGTAAAAATAGGTTTAGCACTACAGTTGTGGTGGAAGAAGTTAATGTGTAAATGGAACTGGCTAGTTTCAAAACTAATAGTAAACGTTGACGAGTGTCCAATAGCGCAATGTACTTGTAAAAAATAAGGAACAAAGATAACTGGGCGTACCATACCCAAAAGTTCCTGTAACCGAAGGGGATCTCAAACGAGGTCCCCTTTATTATTATCCGTCACAGGCAATACAATCTTCACTCATAGCTTGTTGTGCTATATCACCACGTAGTACTGATTCAGTTCTAGTATAGTACAGGGTTTTAATACCTTTTTTCCACGCTGACATATGCACTTGGTTAATCCATTTTGGCGTAGCCAAGCTAGGAAACGCTAGGTTCAAACTAACAGACTGATCTATGTACTGTTGTCTTATACCAGCTTGATTTACTAGCTCTAGTTGGTTTATCTCTTTAAACGTTTTAAAAACATCTTTAGCCTGTACGTCGTGAGATCCAACCACAATATCGTCAAGCTCAGATAAACCTTGAACACTACCACCATCCGCCATAATTTTGCTCCAAGTTTCATTTGTATTTATTTTAAGTTTACGTAATAGTTTTAACAGTGTAGGATTTTTTCTTATAAACGTTCCTTTGGCACTTTGCTCGGTAAAAACATTTGCAGCCCACGGCTCAATGCCCGGCGACACATTGCCACTAAGCTTGCTGTTGCTAACAGTAGGTGCAATAGCACGTAGATGAGTATTGCGCATACCAGTTCCAGCACACCACAAAGGTTCGCCATAAGTTTCTGCAAGCGCCATGCTAGCCCTTTCACTTTCAATTTTAATCTGACTAAAAATTTTCCTAGTTTCAAACTGCGCAAGTAAACCCTCGAACGGTATACTTTTTTCTTGTAAGTAGGTGTGCCAACCAAGTACTCCCAACCCCAAGGCTCTGCCTTTCGTAGCCGATCTAACCGCGTTCTCGAAGCCTCGTAAGCCTTTAGCTCTTTGTATAAACTCTTCCATGACTCCATCCAAGAACCATATCGCATCATAAATAAGGTTTGTACCTTTCCACTCTTCATATTTAGCTAGATTTAATGATGACAAACAACAAACAAAGCTGTGGTTTTCATCTGTGTGTAATGTAATTTCAGAACATATGTTAGTCATATGGACTTTCAGTCCGTTGTCTTTATATGATCTGGGGTTATTTTTATTTGTATTCCCTTTAAATAATATATAAGGTTCGCCAGTAGCTTTTCGCTTTTGAAGTAATTTACCCCAACGTTTTCTAGCTTCTCTATCTCCTTGCTCAATTCGTCGCATAAACTTATCACCGACAACAGCGCACTGATGCAAGTTAAGCGATTGACGATTGACGTCTCCTTTAGGTTCACGTATTTCGAGCCACTCATCGAAATCGGGGTGATCAATGTTGATATTAACTGATGCAGCTCCTCGTCTGACAGATCCTTGATTAGTGGCAAGTATTGTTGAATCGTATATTTTACAAAACGGCACAACGCCATCACTTGTTCCATTGCCTGTAATTTTAGCGCCAGCGGGTCTAATCATATTAATACCAATGCCAACTCCACCGCCGTGCTTAGCGAGTAGCATCATCTCTAAATTTTTATGTCCTATGTCCTGTATCGAGTCTGCAACATCAATGCCAAAGCAAGATATAGGTAAACCGCGATCAGTCCCTGTATTTGATAACACAGGACTAGCCAGACACAACCAACCATTCCAAATATAATCAAAGAACGTTCCGGCCATTTCAGGTTTGTAAAGTCTACGCGCAACTGTTTTAGCAACTCGCATGTACGCGTCACGAGGCGTTTCATCTTGTAATAAGTAACCGCCTGATATAGTTTTTTTATATACGTCTGTATCACCCCACTTAGGGTAATCTTCTCCTTTTTTCCATTCATTGTTCCACATTTATACTCCGTTTATTAAGTGTATGATCCATGCTATTAAACCGTTAATGTTTAAAGCAACTAAGTTCCATTGTTTGCGTGATGACGTCTGTATTATCACGCATATAAATCCTATAATAAAAAATATAGGTTCAATAGTCCATTGTCCAGCTATTACAAAGCCAGCACCCATATAACCTATACGAGATGCTACTTTTTGATATGACGTGAGTTTGTTAGTATACCTAAGCGTTTTCAGCAGCCGGTATCTCCACCTTCTTTTCCTGTCCATCTTTTAATTTGGTTTTAAGTTCTTCAATAGCTTTGTCGTAACCAGGCAAAAGCTTTACTGTTTCTAGTGTACCAACAGCTAGATCTTTTAAGTAAGCATTTTCGTCTAGTAGTTGCTTAATTATGTTGATTGTTGCTTGTACTTTTTTCTCTAGCAGATCTGCTCTGCTTTGTTTACTACCTTTCATATAAGTCTTGTTCTATTTCTTTACGTGTAAGTATAACATCAAATCCATTACCAAATGTCTTCAAAGTCCTCTCCTTCATTAGCCTTGCTATAGTCTGTCGGCCGTATAGCGAAAAAATCAGTATGAGTGACCCCGCCGGTAAGATGATAGAACCAATCAAGATTAGCTGCTGCCGTCTTGTCATACGTGAAATGTTCTGCAAAGTCTTTGTAACCAAGCTCCACAAGTTTTTCATTTGCTCTCTTTTTTATAAAATGTGTAAGATCATTAGCTGATATGCCTTCGATATCACCCATCTCAAACATCTTGTTAATATATTTAGTTTCTAAGTCTACCATGGTTTCTGCAGCTTTTACTATATCTTCTTGACATAAATTTAATAATTGATTGTTTTCACTGCACATATCGCGGAAAAGCTTACAACCCATTTTGCTGTGCAAACTTTCGTCTCGCACTGACCATTTCATTTGCTGACCAATACCTTTCAGTAAATTTCTTAACTGAAAAGAATAAAGTACAGCAAAAGCAGAATACAAGCTAACGCCTTCCGCAAAAGCACTAAACACAGCAAGAGACTTGCCAATACCCACAGCATTGGATCCGTTGTACGCAACCAGGTTATCAAACCTTTCAGCCGTTGCGGGCTCGTGTAAAAATGCTTCATAATCTTCAAGTCCTAATGTTTCGTTTAAATAACTATAAGCCACCGCGTGTATTGTTTCTTGCGAACCAAACATCATAGCCATTTGCTGTATTTCATGTTTTGGAAACCAGCTTACTACTTTTTGGGTCCAGTAATCAGAAACCGCGCACTCCGTCTGCGCGAAGCCCAGTAGTATATTACCGACCAAGTTCTTTTCTTTATCATTTAATTTTTCGTTCCAATCTTTAACATCACCACTCATTGGTATTTCAGTATGTAACCAAAATGCTTGAGCTTGTTTTAACCAACCTTCCGTGTAATACTCTGGATACTCAAAAGGTTTATATGCTATACGTTCGTCAAATAATCCCATTACTTATATATTTCTAATGCTATGTCTATAAAAGGTACGTATGCTACGTGAGTTACTTGCGAATCTTCATCGTATGATCTTATTCCAAACAATACGCCTGGATATGTACCGACTGATAAACTCCAGCCTTTATTCTGCTTTGATGCCATATTTGTTTTGTATTTCTATTAGTTCTTTATATTTTATTTTACCTCGCACTTCCCAGCTCCAACGCCACCATTTATCTATTTGACGCTCAGCATACTTTTGCCTTGCTATCCTTTTCGCCTGGAAAGAATTAGCTTTATTGTCTCGTCGCATTCTTTTTGATTTTGTGGTTTATACAGTGTTACATTAGGAAACTGTGTCATAACTAGTCTTTTAAATAACTTCCAACGCATTGGAAATGATTCGTTAGCTCTACCTTTTGTTTCAATTATAAAGTCATCACCAATAAAATCAGGTGTGTACTTAATAGGTAGTATACGTTTGCAGCCTCTGTTTTTGTAATCACCTTTGCCGTTAGTGCATCTTTCGTATACTTCATTTTCAAAATGAAAGCCAGCCAGTAAAACAAAGGTTTCACCTTCATATTTAGACTTGATCTTTGCATTTTTTAATGCCATATACATATAACGCTCAAGACCAGAAGCAAAATTAATACCGTCATACGATACTTTCTTTGACTGTACTGGTCCGCGTTTACGTCTACGTTTATAAGGTCGTTTCATCATGTACTTCTATATCAAAACGTTTTATCATAGCCTCTTCGATCTCATCAGTTAAACATCGTTTAGCAGCTTCAATGTAAAGCAACGCATCCATTAATTCTTCTTGTACATCAATTAAGAAACGATTAAGATCTTTTTCCTGACCTTCAATCTCTTGCATCATTGTGGCTCCGTACTTTTTTTGACCGATCAAACTTCGTTCGTCCATTTTCTTAAGCACAGACTGTACTATTGCATCTTTAGTTCTAATTTTCATATGTACCAGTTTTAACAAATGTTCCGTTGTGCATAACGCCTGTTCGATTAGCTATTTCAGTATAAGCTGCATCGATACAATCTTCAACAGCAAAACCTTCAAGCTCTGCTAAGTTTGTAAGTACAACAATCATATCGCCAATAGCATCTTGTATTTCAGGTTTATCTTTGTTAAGCAATGCTGCAGCTAACTCACCAGCTTCTTCTTGTAATTTAACATACTGCGTGTGCGAATTACCTTGATCATAAATACCTCTGTCTTTGGCCCACATACGTATAAGCTCGAAACGATTTGGTATTTTATCTACACTAGTATTATACTTAGGCTTTGGCGTGTGCTTTGTATCTAAAAATGCTTCATAAAAAGCTTTATTGTATACATAACATCTGTTGTGATTATACATTGACTCTTTCACATTAGCCATTATCCATGAGATCGTTCGTTTGTTAATTTCAAACTGGCCATGATCTGTTTGCCAAGTAAGACCTATGTTGTCCTCTAATCGTCCTTTTAATTTATTGACGGGTACAGGAAACGTTGAGGTTTGCTCTGTTGCGTTTATCTTCATATTTTTAAATAAGTGTTTATATAGTTTTCTATCGACCTTATAGCCATAAGACTTTTGAAGTTCTATTTCACGGTCTGATATATAATCTATATCTTCTGACTGTTCAAGAACTTCATACTCATTCTCCTTGTAACCTTGCACAAGGGTAACCCTGTTATTAAGATCACGTGTAACGCCGATCTTTTTACCAGGTATGTGGTACAAATAATACATAAGTTATAATTTATCGTTATATAAATGCATGTTGTGTGCGTGATGGTAATACCAACCAATTTCTAAATTAAGACGTCTGGCGATCATTTTTTGCAATGATGAGAATTGATACTGGTCATTACAGAAACCATACCAGATGTCATTAGAACGCATATAGACAGACATACATAATTGTTTGCCTATGATCGTAAACTGAACTGCATAAGTACAAGGCGTATCTGTCTTGTATTTATCATATTCCTTACCGTCGTATATACTAATTGCTGCGTGACGTGTATTAGGATTTGATTTAAGCTTTGCACAAACGTAGTCTATTTGAGCTTTACGTTTCCATTGATAACCGTAGTTGCTATTAACTTTACGATCACTGTCAGCCATACGTTCCCATATTGGCGGTATTTTACCATACAACTCACCAAGCTTGTCAATGCTAGGATCACCAGACAAATACCACCGCCATTCAGCTTCAGCATACTCTAAGCTCCAATTACGTTCTACGTTTTTGATATGATTATCTTGAGGATTTATTATATAAAAGCCACAGTTAAATATGGCCTGCGTGCCATCAAACTCTATACCGTTTATAATAACTTCGTCAAGCAAAGCTTCATATGCTTCATCTGCGTTGTGAAATGTGTTTTTCATAATAGTATTTATAATATTCGTAAATCTTCTCCCATATTAAACCTTTAATATAATGACTAGGATCTTCATGTGTTACGCCATTGTTTGTTATAACAACAGACCAACGTGTCTCGCTGATAGCTTTTGGTGCAATGTATATCTTATTATTTATACACCAAGCGTAAGCTTTAGTCTCAACTGATGTTGGATTATATGTACCCATGTTTATCTTTTTACTCCATGCCATTTATTCCCACGGCATTGGATCATCATTAATATTTATCTGTTCGTGTGGTATAAAGCAACCAGACTTAGGCTCCCACTTAAAATGTGCTTCAGCTCCATTTTCACCGAGGTTTTGAAACTTTACTTTAAGCACCTTAGCTTTGACTGTTTTTTCTTCATAATCCCTATGCACCAATAAGCCATGATAACTAGCGTCATACCATTCACCACCGCCTTTGATATTATACATGTTAGGTTCTTCAATTTTGCCATCTTTGTCTTTATACATTTTAGTTGGATGCGCTACAACAAAAACTAAAACGTCAAACTTTTTAGCAAACATTTCAATTTTAGTTAAGTACTCCATTGTGTACCTGTTAACGTCTTCTGTTTTACAATCAACATCACGTACTTTATTAAATGGATCAATAACTAAACATTTAATACCTTTACGTTTAACTAGCTCAGCGCCTTTACGCAGTACAGACTCTAATGTGTATCGCTCCATGTCGATGTGAAAGAAGTTTGTATTACAATGATCTGCTACTTGATTCCACTTTTCACCGTGTATATCTGCAGACGTAGGCATGCCTTGCCATATCTTACGCATTAGCTTGTGCGCATGAAGGTAAGTCGGCATATTTTCAGGACTAGCAAACGCCGTTTTCCAGCCATAGTTTTTGTTATAGCCAACAACCATTTGGTCGACAAAATCTGACTTCCCGCTAGACGGAATACCAGTGACAGTAATAAACTGACCAGTATAAGTCGAAAAGATATCATCAAAATTTTGCAAGCCAACTTGATATCCAGGTTTAAACCCGTTACGAACAAAGTCCGTGACCTCATCTTCAATGTCCCTAAATGTCGTGACATTTTCGAGCGGTACTGGTTTTGAGCCTTTAATACGCTCTGCCAATTTTTGTTTTCCATATTTCTGTAGGTATTCATTAGCATCTTTACAATCATCAAACGTAGCTAAATAGCATACTTCAGATCCTAATCTACGTATAAGCTCTGTTTGTAATGCTTGACCTGCTTCGTCTGAATCTACAGCCAGTATAATCTTTTCTTTATCTTCAAAGTAATCAATACAGTTGTCTAGATAATCTAGATTATTAGTATTTAATGTAGCGCCGTTTGGCACAGATATAGCATTTGTAACTCCGGCTTCATGCAGTGCAAGCACGTCCATTTCGCCTTCAACTATGACACAAGAGTCATAACCTACAATGCTGTCTATATTGTAAAATACTTTTTCAGCTCCTTTAAATAATTTAAAGTTCTTTCTTCCATCGCGGTATTTAATGTTTATTAACTCACCTCCTATAAAATAATTGAACTTTATTGCTCTCTCGGTTTTACCGGTTTGCGGCATATATTCAGATCCCTCACCGACTTTTAAATCAGTGAGGGTTTTCTGAGATATACCTCTTGTTTTAAACCACTCAA